CACGGGGCAGAAGGTTCGACACATAGACCGTGAAGCGATCAAGCATACCGATCTTGCCGGTACGGATGGTGCTGGACTGGTCGCCAGTGAAGTAAGCCTGAGCGATGTTGGACTGCATCAGGAGATGACGATCGTAGGGGGTGATGATCAGGAAGCGACCATCTTCAGGAACGTTCTGCTCGTCGAGAACAGAAGACATACGCAGGATAGCGTTCAGCACGTTAGCCGGAGTAGCCTGATCCACGGGGGCGGTGTCAGTACCCAGGTTGTACGCAGCAGAGATAGCACCAGACGTAGCGCCTTCGTTAGCAGCAGCAGGACCCTCGGTCACGAAAGAGTTGAAGAAAACTTCGTTCTCGATCGAGATCTTGAGTTGCTTAGCAGCGTCCTCAGTGAACATGTTCATGAGATCCATGTCGGACTGATAGCCAAGAACGTCGCTGACCTGCACGCCGAAGTACTTACCCTTGTTGATCTGCATGTCTGCATAGATCGGGGTGGGGACTTCGTAGCTCAGGTTAGAGCCGACGGTGTAGTCGGAGATGCTGATGCTGGGAGCGGTACGGATACGGACCGTATCGCCTTGGTTCTTCAGCTCGCCTTCCCAAGAAGTGTTGGTCACTTCGGAGAGGATGGTGTTCTGATAGAACTTAGCATTGAGCTTTCCAGACCACAGGGTGGGGATAAAAGCACCAGAGTACGACGGGGTGGTGTCAAATGCACCAGAACCTACAACGGGGTAAACAGCAGCCATTTTGGCCTCCTATAAAAGAAAAGTTGGTTTGGATTGGCTGCTGTTTACGACATTAGGCGGTTACCCGCCCTTCCATATAAGCAGCATCAATCTCAGCTTCAAGTTTTTTTGCTTCTTCGAACTTCTGAGACGCATGCAATTTTGTGGCCTTAGCAAACATAGTCTCGATTTCTCGGGTTGTATATGTTTTACCTTTTTGGCTCACAGGTTGCTGTGTTGCAGCAGAACGTGTCGGCTGGACTTGACGTTGAACTTCAGCTTGCCTAGCGTTAGTAGTGTCTTTTGGGAGGCTTGCTTTAAACATCCCAATATAGTCAGCTACTGCTTCAGCGTCACCTCGGTTAAAAGCTTCTTGGGCAACAGTACGACGGGGAGCTCGCAAAAATGGATCTACTTCGTCAAGCCAATTAACCCAGCGAGAATCTGCGTTTACTTCAGCGAAATCAGGAACTAGCCTGTAAAGTTTTTGCTCAAACGTAAATTCACCAACTTGGTTACCGGTTTTAAGAAGCTGTTCTTTAAGCTTTTCATTCTCAGCTCTAAGAAGATCCAAATCTTTCTTAAACTCCATCGCCACTTCTTTAGCAACCTTTCTCTGCACTTCGATGAGGTCGCTACCAAAAGCTTCTACGTCTTCATCCGTTACTAAGCGCTCTACCTGTACTGGGGCTTCCTTAACTTCAGGCTTAGTGTTGATCTGGCTTTTCAGCTGTTCAAGCTGACTAATCAAATCTTTAACTTGTGCATGAAGCCTGGGTACTTCTGCATTGTACTTACCATTTAAGGTATTGTACTTCTGCTCCCAGTTATCTTCGGAAACAACTGGCACTGGTTTTGGCTCAGTCGGCTGTACTTCTGCAGTCTGTACAGTTTCTGGCTCTTGAGGCGGTGCCTCGGTTTGGGTATCCACTGGCGTTTCGCTAGGGGCCGCTAACTTCTGTTCAAGCGCTTCAATTTCCTTCAACTGCTGTTCAATCTGCTTAGGCAAAGCCATTTTTTACCATCTCCTTAAAGCACCAACTCTGCTTTCTGAAGCGCATCGAATGTATGCCTCATATGCATAATGGTGTGCTTAGACAATGCGCCTATTTAAGACGCTCCAAAACCGAAGGCGATTGTTCGATCGCCTCCAGAAAATCGTTCAAAACCTCAGCTCTTCCTTGTAGACGGTGGACTCTAGCCATATCGTCTGCGGACATGAGCGAAGTTTTTGTTTCTTCCAGTTTGGTAGTAAAGAGCGATATTAGTTCGGCCATCTCGGGCATCCGGCACTTATTAAGCACCACAAGATGTTTCCGATCTGGCTTACTCCCTAAAAATACATTCATTTTTTAAAATGTCAAGTTATACGTTGTTTGGTCTGGCAGAAATATAATTAGCTTCTCTTCCGCCCATCTGCGATCCGTCGGGCAAAATGTTTGCGCTCTGTTGATTTGGCATTTGCACTTGCCCCTGTCCTTGCGCTCCGGTCATCATGGCAAGCTGCTGCTGTAGCTGAGCAATTACTTGCTGCTGTTGTTCTACAACACTAAGTTGCTGCCTGTCAGGAACAATCCTATCTACGTTACCGCTCAAATTTTTAGCCGCATCTCGCAGTAGTTCAGCCGCACCATTCATACCAACAATCTGCTGGGCAACAGGGCTGTTAAGGACAAGGTTCAAGAACTCATTACGGCGAACAGCTTCAGACTCTTTAATCACAAGACTATTAGCGCCTTTTGCCACAATCTCGACGTCGCCAACCAAATCCATATCCTGCTCATAACGTAGATTATCGTGGTATAGCCGCTCAAGCATCGGAATAATAATGTTGTGGTCGATATTATTAATAACCTGCTTAATACCTTTACCGGCGTTACTAATAAGCATTGACAGGCCAGACGACGTACGGCCTGCTCCGGGTACGTGCTCTCCACTCATGTATCGAGGGATCATCGTATCTTCGTCTGCACGGCTGGCAAACTTCTCAAACACAGCCATAAGCTCAGCGGCATTACTATTCGGCTGGAAAAAAGTCACAGGAGCGGTGTTGTCCGCAAAGTCGGAAGCCTGGAACTGCCAAATCTTCCAAGGGTACATCTGTGTGAGATCTTGTCCAGCTGGCAGTCGGGAGATATTTACACCAACCTGAGGACCAGAAGAGATACCCATGTTATTAGCCAGAGCGCGTGCCGAGGCATTAACCATCATCTGTGCATCGCGAGCTAGGTCTGTAACGCCATTACCTGCAATCGCCCCAGGGATGTTCTCGTATGAAGTCGAGTAGTACGGCTTACGGCCGAGGGGGTCATAGTTGAGCACAGCACGGATCACAGTAGTACCGATGTACCACACCTCGCACGGGTATGACTTCTGCGGGTCAACAGACTCCTCAAGGGTTTTGTCCCAAGCTACAAGCATAGAGCCGGGCACCACATCCCATAGCTGCAGTGCATCAATCAGGTCATCCGTGTGTACAACCTCAGTAGCATCTTTGCCTTCAGCATCAGCCTGGGCGGAATCTGTCCACAGCCACTCGCGCAGCGAGCCTCGCTCAAAGTCAGCAAGCACTGCACGGATCGAAGCTTCGCTATATCCTTCAACACCGATAAGGGCTTCAAGGTCAGTACGCGTTAGCTTATGCCGCTCAATAACAAATCCATCCTGCAGATTAGACGCCCACGGTGCCCAGTAGATATTGAACGGATCAACACGCTCCCACTCGCGGACAATCTTCTCTGACTCAGCAAGCTGGCCATTCTGCCATTCAAGTTTTACACGTTTACGCTTTACAGGCCCTTTGATCACTGCGAACGGGAAAGTAGCCAGATCATCCAAAAACTCATTAAGCGCTTTAAGCCAGCCACCTTCGATGAGCTGGTCTTCCATCTGCTGCTCCATGCGTGCAACACGCTCTTCAGACTCTTCCTTAAGCTGACGGATGGCTGCATCTTTCATCTGCATTGCTGCAGTTTTGAGCGTATCTTCATCGGGTGGTACACCACCTGCGGCGTACATGTTCATCAACTCAGCCGCCATGCGAGCCTGCAACGCTTGGATTTTTTCTTCCGGCAGCGAGGGCATCGGGGTTGGCATAAGTTGCCATGGTTTATCGGCACCTGTCCCTAGCAAGGTATCTCGCAGCCAGCTGGTAGCTGCTCTACATTTGACAGACGTCAGCTTTACATAAATCTGTGACCCGCCCTGCTGGACAATCTCGCTAAGAATCTCAGGGTCATACTCCCCCTTACGCTGGCGCAGGCAGCGCAGCATACGCTCTTCAAGTTCACGTTTAGAATCTTTAGCAGTAGTCCAACGCTCGCGCACATGCGATGCCAACCCCTGGATCAGAGGCTTATTGTTCTGGGCAAGACTCTCACGACGCGCTTGCGCCTCAAGATCAGATGCACGTGCAACAGGGATAAGGGCTAGACCGTCCATATTTAATTCCTAGGAATGTTGAAACTGGGGCGTTCTGCCCCTTTTACTAAAACTAGCTGAAAGTAGCAAGATACAAGCTCGTCGTTTTTTGTAGTCACTGCCGTTGCAGTAACACACGACCCTGCTGGAATAGCAATCGGATATTTAAAGTCATACGACACTGAACCAGAATAGAAAGTAACAATTGCTCCAGTACGAACCACCCCGTTGGGGTCTTTAATTTTCAGTCGACCAACTACATATCCGTTTGTTGGGGTGCCGGATGAGATCTGCCCTTGCATAATGTACCCAGTATGCTCCGCAGGGATTGTGTAGTGCCCCATCAGACTTTGGTTTTCTCCGGCTGCTATGTGCCCGTAGACATTAACTGGAACACCGGTTGTGACTGTACCTGTGCCTGCGTAGATCTGACCAGCATTCTTACCGCCTGAGCCTACTGACGTAACACTCATACTCTGGACTTCAGTGTACGTATGTGTAGTGTTTACAGCGGTTTGCCCGTTTAGAGTAACTACTTCTTGGACTTCACTACCATCTCCGTTGATCCCGAGGATGTACACAGTTCGTGCACCTGTGCCTGCGGCAGTGTCAGCTGTTGAGCTTGAAGAGATTGTCAGCACCGTGGGAGAACTAAGATGCTGGTATATCCCGCCATGAGTCCATATAGTTTCTTCTGTCCCTGCGTCTATGTCTGGGTTGTAGCCAAA